TTTTCAATTAATCCTACGGTTAATATCTCTCCTGCTTTTTCTTCTATTCCTTCTTGTGGATAGAAGTTCCTGGCGTTGGAATATATTTTATGAATAGATATATCTTTTGTGCGAAATCTCGCCTTGGGTGTTGCGTCTATTCCTCTCTTACTGTTTTCGTTCAAGGCATCTAGCACTGAAAATCCTGTTGCCACGCTTATCTCCCTCCTTCTAAAGCTTTATCTAGAGTCTTATATTTTGTCTTTCTTAAGTCTACTGCTGCAGATGCTAATGTTATTCCTGAGCGGAATCCATTTTCATCTTCTACGATAATCATGTGTGGGTAAATCTCTTTTACAACTACTCTTTTGGGGTCTATCCTTTCTCCACGTATTCTTGATTCATCCATGTAGTAAACTGCCCCTACCTTAATGTCTAAATCTTTATTCAGTTTTTCCATTGAGGAGACTTTCTTTTCTTCCTGGATCATTTTTTCACTCCCCTAGTAGTTCTTCCACAATTGCTCTGTAATCTTTTACTGCTACACTATTTTTTGAAAATGCCGGAAGTGGCTTCATTGCCATAGACGCTTTTTCTACTACAATCGAACGTCGAACCGGTGTTTTAAACATTTTAAATCCAGACTGTTCTTTCATCCACTGTTCAAACTCCAATGTTGTTTTATTCTTCTGTCGCATCGTAATAATGCCTTTAATGTGCAATTTCTCATTTAATTCACACAGATCATCAAGCTGCTCTTGTAAATTATAGATTGCTTCGTTCTCAAACCCTCCAAGTTTCACAGGGGCAATCACCATTTCTGCTGCAATCAATACATTGATAACCACTATGTCAAGTAAACGTCCACAATCACATATACAGTAGTCATATTGTTTGTCTACTTCCTTTAACGTCTCTCTTAAGCGTTCAATCTGCGTTTTTTCTCTCTCCAAACGCAATCTCATATCTGTCTGCATTAAATATCCGTTTGCTGTTATAATGTCGATATTCTGATAATCTGTCTGCTCGATAAAATAGCTTGTATCGAACCCTCCTCCGACATATCTGTGTCTTTCTAAAAGACCAGAAAGTCCTTCGCCTTCTGGATCATATCTCTGATATACCTTGGAAGTATCCCCTTGAGGGTCCGCATCAATTAAAAGGACTTTTTTCCCTTTCTCTTCTCCTAAGATATACGCAATTGTATCCGCACTTGTTGTTTTTGCAATCCCGCCTTTTGGTGACATAATAGCTATTGTTCTCATAATATTTCCTTCCTTTTATGCTCTTTTCTTATTTCTTTGTTTTTCAAGTTTTTTGGCTGCTCTCTTTTCATCACGGTTATAGTGACGCTTCTGGCGATACGCCTGCGTATCTGCAACGTCTGCCTCATTCTTACGGATTTCGAAAGTAACTCCCGTTTCTTCTTTTAACGTATTTATCATCTCTAACCAAGTAACGTAATTTTCCATCAGACATTCTGTCTTAAAATCAAATCTCTTACGAAAGCGTTCTATCCTGGATGCACCGAAGCCAAATTCATCATGTAATGTCATGGCTGTTAAGATATTTACTGTATCAATCGTATTTTCTTTGATTCTTCTAACGCTCTCTTCTAATGCCGATGGACTTATTCCTACAGGAATTCCTGTAAGTTTGCGTATTTCAATCTCTTTTTTTAAACCGTCGATTCCTCTTGTCTGTGCGATTCTATACGCCTGCGCCATACCTTCTTGTCTAAGTCTTTCCTCTTTACTAATCCTTGCCATGTTTCTATAATCCTCCTTAATCCTTTTGTTTTCGCAATCTCGTATATATGTAAAAGCGTGTATTGAAATCGTTATAACAGACCTTTGCTGTTGTAAAATCATAGTCTGGATACCACGCTTTCATCTGTTCCTTAATCATGTTCTCGTTTTGGACCATCTTATTGACATAGTGTTCTATCTTTCTATAATTTCCACTCTTTGCCTGCGGCCGTTTATTCCTTACTATTTTTATCTCTGGCTGCTTTAATCCCTGTGATGAGTTCCACCGCTTCTCCGAACGAATCCGGTCTTTTTCCTTTACGATATAGTTCGCCATGCCAGAAAGTCCATTCTCATCCTTTTCCAGTCTTCTGATCTGACTACGTTTTCCGTAGTTCCATGTCTTTTCTACCGCGTCCCGGTCAAGTAGTCCATCCATAATAATGTGGTGGTGCCATCTGATTTTTGCTGTAGGATTATATTCAGTGACATAGATGTATTTACAATTAGGCAGGTTAAACTTCTTCCTTTTGTAATTTAACCTTCTGATAAACTTCTTTACGTTCTTTAAGGCTGCATCTATGTCTCCATCGGCAGGAAGGTGTGCATCGTCATATGTAAAAGTACACCAGAGGTCATTGTCGTCAAAATTGGCATTGATAAGACGTTCTACTCTTTTCCTTGCGTTCTTATCGTTCAATCTTCCCTGTGCCTGGCGATTGTCCTTCTTTATCCTTCCTTCTTTTGGGATATCTTCTTTCTTGTCAAAAAGAGGATAGATTTCTACTTCTAACTGTTCCCCTGCTTTAATAGTCTTTAGAGCATAGTTCGTCTTTGTGCGTTTGAATAGCTGTTGTGTCATCCATTCTTCCATATCCTCTAAAGATTTATTGTAAGCAGACTCATAGTCATATTCTAACAGATGCATTCCCCTATTCTTTTTTCTCTTATCCCTCTTTATCTGACACTTCTTCATCTCTTTACCTTTACCTGTTATATTTATTTCAACGACTTGTTATTATCTATTACGAGGACGGTAAAAGCTCTAAAAGTCTTAAAAAAATCAGAACCTTCACGGATTTTATAGCTTGTTTTTTCGTGTCAGATTTGATATTATGAAAATGAACTTTTTTCGTAAATTATATTTTGACACTGGAGAACATCCGCTGCATTCGGATGTTCTCCTTTGTTATGTTATTATGTAATCCTGTCCGGTTTCCGCTGCTTTTTTTCTGGCATAAGCTACCGCTTCCACATAATCTCCATAAAAACACTCTAATTCCATGTTTGTCCATCTGATAATCTTTACTTTATTTTCTTTCTTTTTATCTTGCATTCCTTACGCTGCCGATTCTTCTTTTTTGTTTATCTCGACAGTAACTTTCACGTTTTCCCGCTCCGCTACAATTAATGCGACCGTTTCGCATAATCTCCTTATATTACTTTCTCCCATATGGATGTTCCCCTTCTTTTTTTACTTCTAAGATTTCTGTAGTACCGCCTCTTTTGCAAAATCCTTGTATAAACTCAAGCACCGCTCTCCCTCGTGCTTCTTTGTTTTCTGAAAATTCCTGGTCTATCATAGTTCTTATCGAATTTCCCAAATTGAGATATATGTT